TGTGGCTGTAGTTACATTGAACGCATCTAATGCCCTAACACCAATAGCAATGTTTGAATATGCACCAGTGTTTGATATGAATGCTTGGTAGCCAATTGCCGTGTTATTACCGCCTGTGGTGTTGTAGTAACCCGCTTGATAACCTATAGCAGTATTGCTAGTTCCTGTGGTGTTGTTATAGAAAGTTTGATTGCCAACAGCCGTATTGTTAGATGCTGTGGAGTTGGAGTAAAGGGCTTCCTTGCCGACTGCAACATTAGATGCGCCAGAACTATTGGTATAAAGTGCGCCATAGCCTAATGCGGAATTGTAATTTGCGGTATTAAAATTAAGTGAACTATCGCCAATTGCCACATTGCCAACCGCACTTGTTGCAGTCGTTAATGTAGATTGCCCAACCGCCACATTGTTATATCCTGTCGTCAAAGCCAACAACGCATTACCTCCAATAGCGGTGTTATACCCAATGGAACCGCTATATGCTGTTAATGCTTGATAGCCAACTGCCGTTAAATATGGGCCTGTGTTTGATGTTGAAATAGCACTTACACCTACCGCAGTATTGGTAGACACACCACCACCACCACGACCAACAGTTACGCCTTGAACAGTAATGTCATTAGCAAGTGCATTAGATGAAGCACCCAATGCAATAGCAGTACCGCCAATAGTGATAGAACTGTTTACCAAACCCGCATTAGGCAAGCCTGTAGCGTTTGTCAAGGTAACACTAGAGGGTGTTCCAAGGGCGGGAGTTACTAAGGTAGGAGATGTAGCAAAGACCAATGAGCCTGTGCCTGTTTCATCTGTTACCGCAGCAAGCAGGTTGGCAGAACTTGGAGTTCCAAGGAAAGTCGCAACACCAGTTCCCAAGGATGTGATGCCAGTTCCACCATTAGCGACTGGAAGTGTTCCATTGACACCAGCAGTCAATGAGACTGTGTTCTTTTCCCATAGGCTTGTGCTTGCGTTATAGACAAGGGTTTGGCCAGTGGTGGGAGACTGTGCCGAGACATTGTGCAACTCATCCATCTCATAGCCGTTTTGCACTTTGACAAACAACTTTCCCTGAGATGGGTGAGCGCGTTCCACAATAGCCACGTAAACCATATGATTTGGTGCATAAGGCTTTGTCGCAGTCAATGTGCCAGCCGTTGTCGGGCTTAGATATAACTGCTGTCCATCTGTATAAGCAGAAGTGTCAATGTTAATTACTAAGCCAATGACAGTCACATAACCATTTGAGTTGTTTGCCAAATCAGAGGTTATCAAGCCCAATGTTTGAGCAGAGGTTGAGTCACCTGTGGCCAGTGCTTTTGAGACAGTTGAATTTTGACCAGTTGATCCAGAGATATAAACAGCAGTCCCTTTGGTCAAAGTCGCACCAGTCGTGTTTCTGACTGCTGCCAAAAGTGTCGATGCTGGTGAAGCCTCAGAAACCGCCAGATCAAAGATGCTTCCATTCCTAGAAACAACAATGCTCGCGTCAGTTGATGTGATGTCAGAAACCGCCTTGTCAGCAGGGTAAGTGACAAAGACTTCTTTTGTGCCAGCCGCAAATGAAACTTTAGCGTCTGCATTGCTGGACTGCAAAACAGTTGTCCGAGCAAGCGTCAGGCCATCATTCGACAATGTGCCAAGACCGACCTCCCAATCAGCACCATCCGCGACTGAATAATAAGTGGTGTTGTTTGCACCGACAGAAACCGAAAAGGTCTGAAAACCAGTGATCGCCCCACCAAGGGCAAAATCACTCGTTCCAGTGGTGGTTGTTGATTCCTTAACGCGATCAGCAAGGATTAAAGCCATAGATAACCTCCGAGCCACCCTCGGTGGTGGCTAAAAAACTCAGTTTTGAATACGCAGTGGGGATGTGATGTCCACTGTAAATGTGCCGTTTGTAGAGATCACATTGCCAGCGAAATCAAGGTAAGCAACCAAATTGTCGGTTGAAGCAGTACCAGTGGTCTTATAGATCACAGCAGCAGCCGCAGTCAAAGTTGCTGAAGCCCAAGAGACATCCGCAAAGTTGATGTCAATTCGGTCATTGGCTGTGTCGTTGGTCACAGTCACAGCAGTGGAAACACCGCCCGAGGTGTAGCCAGTGCCACTGATCTCGTTGGTAACGTCAGAACGCTTTGTGTGCGTATCTTTGTTTGGGGTGTAACTGGATGTGACCAGAATGATCTTAAATGAGTTGGTGTCAAAATCAATCGCACCAGTTGCCATGTCATTCAAGGCTGAATTGTAGATTAGAGAGGCCATTGTTGATTCCTTTCAGGATGGATTTTAGTGGAAACTAGAAACTTAATCAATTTCGCAAAATGTCAATGAAATGCCACAAATCCGAGTTTCGGTAAGTTCCAGTCGGTTTGTCAGTTGCCCAAGCCTGTGGTGGGCCATTTAATTCTGTGTAGTTGTCGCCTTCAATCATATAAATTTCAAAGGCTTGAGGAACAATAAACTCGCCATTTTCATTGGTTTTGCCAACCATGACCATGACAGAGTGTGGAGGAATCTCCTCAATTGATTTGATTTCCTCAAAAACTTGCTGTGCAGGAATGTTGATTTCTCTCATATTTTATGTCCATGCGGGTAAGTAAAGGGTTGTTCCATCAATTGTGATCTGAATCCAAACATTTGTTGAATTGCTTGCTGGTTTGTTTGAGCCGTTAAAAGTAGCAGTGGCCGAGCCTGTGACAGTGCCTTGGACAAATCTCAAAACATTAGTTCCACCCGATCCATTCAAACGATTGGCAGCATAAGCGTCAGTCCCAGAAGCAACAGTGGCAAATGCAGAGGCTTCCTGTCCGTCAAGTAAATCAGCATTTAAGTTTGCAACAACTGTATTGTTGCTAATGCCAAATCTGCCAAAAGAATAAAGGCCAAACTCAGAACCGCCACCTCCTGAGGATGATGATCCAAAAACACCAGCCGCTTGTGATCCTGTACCCGCGCTAAGTCCTAAAACACCATTGCGAGTTGTTCCTGTGTGATTTGTATTTCCAAGGACTCCATGCCCTGTTCCATTGTTTGTCCCAGTGATTGCAGTGCCGTTATAGCCTGAAGCATTAGTAACATTAAGAGCCGCAATTGCAGACGCTCCATTGATGCTAGAGTTTGCATACAAACCACCAACACCAAGAATGCTGAAGATTGTGCCGCCTCCAGAGTCATAAACTTTTAAGTAAGAAGACGATGATTCATTAAGAATTACTCTATTTCCAGAAGCCGCTGATTCAACTGTTCCTCTAAAAATACCATTGTTGAAAAATACATCTCCAGTGCTTCTTTTGATGTAATAACCAGCCGTTCCATATGTGCCAGAACTGCCAAAGATGGGAGGGTTTGAGCCGTTCCAATTGTCAGATCGAATGTCTTGAAAAATACTTGCAGCAGTTGGTGTTCCCCATTGAGTTTCATTAGCAGGGATGCCGTTAACAGTTGTTGCGTTTGAATTAAATTGTCCAAATGAGTACCAAAGAACATTACCAACAGTCACACTTGGAGCCGTTAAAGACCAACCTGCTGGTGCAGTTGCTCCACTTGTATTTGCTGGAGTTGATGGAGCCGCAGAGGATTGACTTTGTTGAATAAATGCCGTTATCGAACTTATGCCATTGTCTCCGCTTGCAGCAGCCGCATCCGTTGTTGCGCTTGCACCAGTTGAGAATCCTGAAACATTGCGAGAAAAATCAACTGCTTTCAAAAAATAATATTTTGTTGTTGATGCTGGCAAACCAGATCGAGCAAATGTTGAACTAGAAACTTCACCAATCTTTGTGGCAGTCGCGGAATTATTTGTTGAGTTTTCCCAAATCTCGTTATAAAACCAATCAGCAGCCGTTGGATTAGTCCAAGACAATTGAATTGTTTTTGCAGAGCCAACAGCACTCAAACTTGTTGGGGCTGAAGGTGCAGTGGTGTCACCAGATAAGGTGTGATTGATCGTTGTCGAGAATGGGCCTTCTTTGTCAGAGAAAATTGCCCTGACTCGGATGTTATAGACCAAAGCAACATCTTGCTGGCCAGCATAGTCATAAACAGTTTGCGAGGTGAAAATTGATTGCCAAAGAGTGTCAGAAAAGAGTTTAAATTGCAACTCATAGCCTGTCACATAAGCAGATGAAACAGCAGTCCATGTAACCCGAACCCCAGGTAATATTGTCCCATCAGGAAGGCTTAAATTTTGATTAGTGGCTGTTAATCCAGTCGGTGCAGCCTGTGGTTGAATTAGCGTCAGACTGGTGTTTGGAGCGTTATCCTGAGCGTCTGAGGTTGACCAGTCATAAGCAGTCGAGTCTTCCTCTTTGAGAACCAGATCAACTCCAATGTCCTCATTCAGTTTCCACTCCATGACCCTGAAATATTTGCCAGACCATCCCAGTTGAGCAATGGTCAAAGCCACCACATCGCCAGCAGTAATATTAAGACAAGTTGGCTTGCATGAAATGCTGACAACAATTCCTTGACGCGACTTCAAGAGGTTAATCTTTGCAAGCCTTTGAGCCTCAAGATAATTTGTCGTGAAGTTCAGATCGAGTTGAGCAGACAATTCCTCATTGCCATCTTGAGTCTTGAAAGTAGATGATGCAATCGCTGGATATTCTGTCGCTGAATAAAGTTTGTCTGCATCCGCAAACACTCCAGCCACTCGGTTAAATAGATTGGCTTTTTCATTAGCGCATGAGAGTTGAACATCGCCTCTCAAATCATCGACAGTGATTGTCTGAACAGGACTTGAGAACGCACCAACAATCAACTTATATTTGCCAGAGGAATAAATCAACATTCCAGCGCAAGTCGAGAGCATATCTTGCAAGACTTCCCGAGGACTCTTTGAGGTGTCAACCACGCCATTTAAGGTGTAGCGTTTCTGAGTGACAGCAGTTTTTACAGTGACAGTCTCATCACAGATATTTGCCGCAGCAATAAATGACGCTGAGTCGATCTCATCCGATGTGACCCGCATCCCATATTCGCTCATTATGTAATCGCGGATACAAAGGGCAGGGTTGTCAGACCAAGCCGTTGTTGTCGATCTAGGGTCATAGACTAATTTGCCCTTGACCAAAGCCCTGACTGTTGGAATGCTGGTAAAGATGGATGTGTCGTATTGCATCCTCACATAAACCGAGGAAATGCCAGTCAACTTGTGGCTCGATGTCCATTTGTTTGTCAGAGCCGCAGTCTCAGTCACCAGATCAGCATAAGCAGTGCCACCAGTCAGTGAGTTTTGAATTCTGGCTTTTCCAGAATAGCGGCCACTTGAGACACTTCCAGAAACAGTGCCAACATCCTCGTCACCAAAATAAACCTTCTCAACCGATTGAATCTGGTGGTCTGCCAATCCAAAGACTGTGTGCAGATATTCGTTTGTTGAGCCTGTGGTGGCCGCATAGAACATCACACCACCGACTAGGCTTTGGCCATAGATCAGTTGCCTTGGGGCTGTGGATGACCTGACATTGATTGTTTGACCCTTGAGTTCATTGGCAGTGCTTCCACCAATCAGACCCATGCTCTGAGCCGCCTTTGTGGTCAGAACAAAAGAGCCAGCCCGAATAGCCGCCCTTAAAAAGATGGCTTCTTTGCCGATTGCAAAATAAGCAATTGCCTGTTCTGCAAGAAACTCACCAGCCAAATAGACTACCAGTTCAGCCATTTATATGCTCCAAGCCTTTTCACAATTGAGAGTCGGTTGCATGATGATGCCAGACTCGGCCACAAAAGCCGACAATTCGCCAACACAAACACCAAGCAATTCTCGCCCCTCATTCATTAAACAGACCACATCGCCCCTTTGAGCCAGCAGAACTGACTTGGATTGACCAAAGTATTTGTCAGCCGCGCTTATCATTCCACCATGCTCACTCATTAACTCAGCAGCCCTTCTGGGTGTCTCATATTCAAAAAGACTGGTCAAGTCTTTATCTGAAATCTCTTTGACTGCCTTAATCGAAAACTGCCAACAGTCGTTTGTTCCCCATTCAAAAGGCAAATCCTTCTTTTGAACAATGTAGTCCTCAAGCAATCTAGGCCAGTTGTCTTTTCTCATCTAAGCATTATTCCAGCAGTATCACCACCGACATTTGGATTGCCACCACCACCAGCATTTGCACCAGTTGGATCAGTGCGACCCCAATTTATATCGATGTTCTCAATAGCCACCACATATTGAAGACCCTCGTCTGTGGCATCCCTGACTTGTTGCTCCTCATAAGTGAAGCGTTTGATCTTTGGCCTGTTGGCATCAATCATTTGATGCTCGATAGAAAGTGAGATGGTGGCTGTCTGGCCAAGACTGATTGACATCACATCCATGCGACCAGTAAACATTAAAGCCGCAGCCACCAGATCGTGATTGGCATCGAGCAAGGCAAAATAAATCTTTGCTGCCCTTCCCTGATAATTCTCGCCCAAAGCAATTGCAATGTGGTTTGAGTCAATTCCAGAGAGTGTTAGGGTTAACCCTTTAGCCTCAAGATTGGATGTCTCAGAGATTGTGTCAATCCCGCCAAGCCCACCGACTGCCAAATAAGTGTTGCCACCATAGACAATCGACTTGCCACCATTTGTGTAGTAAATATGGCCAGAGGAAAAGTCAAGATCGACTAAAAAGCAAACTGTCAGATTGTCGTCTGTCAGAGCCGATGTGATGGCACTGGCAAGGCTTCGGGTCATATCGCCTCCAAAAAGCCAGCAGAGACTGAATAAACGCCTTCCAGAGACTTATTGATTGCAACCGATGTGCCATCAAGTCGCATGATTGCTGAAGGGTTGTTGTAAGTCACAGAAGTCGATGCAGTTGGCTGAGTCCTGAATGGTGGCTCAATTGTGTAAACACTTGAAGCCTTACCAACAATCATCTTGACCTCGTAATTGGCAAACTGAATGAAGTCGCCAATTGACAGACTTGATGAGGAAAGAGTCGCAGTCGAGCCAGTGGAGGAACTCACAGTGATCGAGCCAGTGACAGTGCCGATTGGAGCAGTCTCACCGAATCTTGGCAAATAGACTGTGTTTGCCATACCGCGCATTTTGTAAAACAAAGCCTGAATCGGTGCGACCTCAGCCCTTGAAAGGTTGTTCCAAGCGACTGAGCAATACCATTTCGCACCAGCCAACTCGACTGTTTGAGACTGCTGGCTCAGAGGTGAGGTGAAAATCTGTGTGTTTGACCTCAACTCCCAAAGAGCCGACTGAGGTGTTTTGACACTAGGCCAAGCAAAGGTTGTCATGCAAACGCTCCACCAGATTTCATTGATCTGTAAATTTCCGCTTTGGCTTGTTCTTTAGCCTGATTCATTGCAGCCATGATCGATGATCTATCAGTACGAGAGTCAATGTTGATGTTTTGAACAACAGTCACGCCACCGCCACCAAGTTTGTTATTTGGCACGATATTCCCAGAGCCATTAGGCACAAACAACTCAGGGCCACGCTCACCGACCATGTAAGGTGTATTGGATGAAACAGGGCCACCCAATGCCCTTGCACCAAAGCCTTTGAAAAAATCACCCAAGAAACTAACAGCAGGGTCGCTGATATTCTTTTTAATCAGCATCCTGAGAATGTCGCGCTGGATCGAGTTCACCATGTCAGTGAAGTTTAATTTGCCAGTCATAAACGCTTCAGTCAAAGTGCTGGTGAACTCATTGCCAAAGCCGTTGATTGCATCCATCAAAAGTTCAAGATCAGATTTGCCTTTGTCAGTAAACTTTTTAAGTTCCTCACTTGCCAAACCAACAGAGCGACTAAAGGTGTCAGGATCAATTAAGCCTTTACCAAGAACCATTTGCAGATTTTGAATTCTCTCGATGTAGTTCTCAAGAGGTGTGCGAGTGTCCTCAAATATTTTCTTGATTGCATCGGCTTGCTCTTTGGCATCCTTGGTTATTTGCTCATCATATTTCTGCTGCTTAACATCATTCTCAAGTTTCTCTTTGTCAGCCTCAGTGATGTTTCTGATTAAGGCAAGGTAAGTCTCATAAGCCTTGATTTGCTCGTCAGTTGCACCCAATCTGGCAAACTGAGCAACCTTCAGTGCGTCCTCACCATCGGTGAGTTTTGTGACCTGATCGATAACAGACAGATAAGAATCTCGAATCTTTAAAAGAGACTTTTCTAATTCGTTGTCTTCTTTCTTTGCTTTCTCGCCACCCAAAGATGGCAATGGTTTTGCTGCACGTTTGTCAATTCCAAGCAATCGCCTATCCATGCCACTTGCTTCTCCTTGCCTTGGAGTTGCAAACATTTCATTTCTTTGAATTGCCTTTAAATAATTTAGACGATTTTGTAAGTGCTTGTTATATTCATCAAGAGAGGAAGTGTCAGCATTGGCTTTTTTATAACGCTCGATGGCAGCATTGTTTGAATCAATTTCATCTCTTACAGTTTTAAGATTTTCTTCTGTATTTTTGAAAGGGTTGATTGTTCCAAAATTTCTAAGGGCATCAAGGAAACCGCCCGAATACTTTATGCCCTCTTGAAACTCAACAATCATCTTGGAAAGTCCAACAAGCATCGGGTTGATGCCATCGACCAAGATAAGTTTTAATTGCTGATTGATTTTTGTGATGTTGTCATTGAAAGCCTCAGCATTCTTTGCAAAGTCATCACCAAAACTTGCACCAAATTCTGTGATTCCTTGTTTGCCAGTATTCAGGAAAGGAATCAGATCAGCACCAGCCTTGCCAAACAAAGCCATTGCATATTGAGTCTTGGTCGCTCCATCGGCTGCACCACTGAATGCTCCCGCCACATCGCCAAGGATGTCAGCAGTTGGCCTGATATTGCCATTGGCATCTTTGACACTAATGCCGAGATTCTTAAATGCTTCTGATTGTTCTTTACTGCCAGAGGCCGCCTCTGCAATGCTTTTGTTTAATTTAACTAGAGCCGAGCCAAGTTGCTCGTTTGAGACACCAGCCAGATCAGCCGTGTTTGCCAATGATGATAATTCGCTGACCGCAATCCCTGTCTTTTGAGACAGTTTATTCATGTTGTCAGCACTGTCGATCAAGCCCTTGATCTGAGCCGCGCTTCCAATGGCCGCCAAAACAGCAGTCAGACCAGCGATCTTGCCTGTCACCGCACCAACACTGGTACTTAGATCAGTAAGACCGCCTTTGACTGATTTGAAGGCCGCGCCAGTCCTGTCCTGAGCAACAATGTCAATGCTTACATCTTTACTTGCCATTGCTTCTCTCCGACTGAAACTTAATCCAAACTTGCCATTCTAGGAACTCCTCAACAGACATTTCCTCGATCTCGCCAACTGTTTTGTGTAACTTCTCAGCAAGATAAAACATGAACTGTCGTTCAGGAGTCTCCCTTAGTTTTTTTCGAGTTCCTTGAAATCAACTCGCATGATTTCTGTTGAAACTCGCTCCAAAATTGAAGCATCAACCATGTTTCGCAAAACTGGCTTGTCCTCGATGGTGAAAATCTTTCCACCCTCTTTATCAAGGCACTTCATCACCAACAACTCAACCAGAGTGTCAGCTTCAGAGTTGCCCAATCGAGTCACCGCCTGAAGTCTTGCTTTGTCTTTCAGTGTGAAAGGCTCAACATAAACGATCAGAGGGCCATTCTCGTCACCCCATTCAGGCACTTCAATTGCCTTGATCTGGAGTGACTTGAAATGGGCTTTTGCCCGATCAATCGCGCTCATCAAGCTGCTGTGCTGAGAGTCAATGCACCAGTGCCTTGCAATGTGATTGAAGCCTCAACCATGCCATCAAAAGATGAATTGATTGTCAGACCAGTCACAATGGCAGAGCCAGTGTAATATTTATCGCCAGCAGTTGCTCCCTCTGGGTAAGCAGAGAAAGTAACGCTTGCACCGACAGTCATGGCCATTTGGCCAGCGTCAGCCTCATCCCAAAACACATCAACTGAACCAGTGAAGGTTGTCAGTGAGGGTTTGTAGGTGCGAGCCGCATCGCCCATCGATGTGTCCTCTAATGTGTCAGCAGACTCGGAAATCGAGAAACTGCGAATCTCGCCAATGGTGTTTGCACCAACTTTGAGTGTACCTTCTGAACCAGTATGAGTAGCCATAATTAAGCCCCTTTCAAGTTTTACAATTTTGCCACATTAAGCAGCAGATTCAACATCATTTTCTCTTGTCGAGTAAGTTACCTCAACAGTGAAACGCCCAACACCCACCACTTGTTCTCCATCCCCTGAATAATCAGATTCAAAAGCGACTGTGTTGATGTCCTTTGCCTTGCCACCAAGCGTGATATTCTGATAGAGGGCTTCCTCTACCTCAACCGCAATGGTGTCAATCGTATTATCAAAATTAGTGTTTGCCATGACATAACACTCAACCATCACCTCTAAAACTCTCAACTGAGTTCTGGGTCTGGTCATTGTTTCATTTGTCGATGTCTCTGACTTTGTATAAACAATGAGTGCTGGCAGTTTGCCAGACTCAAATGGATAAACCCGAGACTTGAAAACCCGAGTGCCAGTCGTTGTCAGACCAGTCAAAGCAGTGACTACCGCATCCCTGATTTGCTGCCGAACATGGCTCATTATTGTTTCTCCAAAACTATCATTGTCATGCCAGTCCCATCGTCCTGAACAATTCTGGACTTATAACTAACTCTGGCAATCAGGAAAGCATCACCCTCAGTGCATGACTCCACATCCGAGGTGCGAACCATGAGTCTGGGTTGCTGAATAGCAAAGCCAACATCGCCACCAGTCTCGACATCGATGAACTGGTTGTCAAAGATTCCTCGAATAGTCTTTGGGACTCCATTCTGGATTGTGTATTTCACATCAATCCCAAAGTCTTTCAAGTACATCAAGCGATCAGCAGCAGACTCATACATTCTTTTTTGGCCTTCCACGCTTAATGATTGGCATGGCATCCGATATTTCTAAACCAAGACTCTTATTCACCAGTGGAGTTTCAAAAGTATGCAAAACGCATCTCTCCATTTGAATAAGACTCTTGCCTTCTAAGTCAGGCAATTCCAAGACATCGCCCATTCGGGCTTTGCCTTGGGTTGTCATCGTATTACGAATGAAAAATAAATTCATGTTTAGCTGACGTATTGGTACTCACCAATCAACTCGACACCAATTTTGTAAGACGCTGTGCCAGCAACAGTGCAAACTGCTTTGACAAAACGCTTCATTTCATTTTTGTTGACGCTCAATTTCTGAACGCTGGCTGTGTTTCCAACTTCAGTAAACGCTGCACCAGTTACATCTGTGTAAGAACCACCAGAGGTGTCGCTGTGAGTCAACTTGACATTGCAAGTTGCACCAGCACCGCCAGCAGAACAATTAAGAATAACTGCCACTTCGTTTGTGTATTGAAGCAAATCAACAGCAGAACCAGTAGTTGTCGCAGTGATTGTGTTTGAAGGAATCAATGCAACCAGTTGAGAATTATCGCCATAATTAACCATTTAAATCTCCAAAAAAGATGGTGGGGTTTTTAGCCCCACCTTGTCAATTAAGCAATGTCAGCATCGCCATAGCAGAAGGAAACCGCATTGCGAACTGCAATGTCAGTGTCTTGCAACGCCACCACGCGCATTGTGCCGCTTGTGGAGTTGCTGTAAGGATCGACCATCAAATCCAAACCAGAGAAGAAACCAATCAGCAAGTCAGCAAAGTTGCCAAAGAACACATCGCCAGCAGTCACTTGATTAGAAGTTTCTGTGCGATATCCGTTGACAGTATTGCCAGCTTCCCAAACAAACTGACCAGCAGATGTAGATGACTTTTCAGTTGTCTTCAATGCACCGCGTTGAGCAGGATTGAACAAATAAGTCATTGTTCCGATGTCAGCATTGTCGGTTGCAACCTCAGACTCCATTCCCACCAACTCAGCAAATGTTGGGTTTGTGGCTGCAAAGTCTTTGGTGTTGATGCCAGAAACCAACTTGATGCCTGTTGGCTGGTTGTTTGAACCAGTGCCATAAAGGGCAGCAGCGTCAATCGCCAAAGCAATCACAGTGGCCAAGTCTCTGCGAACCATGCTTTCAACGTCAATTGATGACTGAATCATCAATTTGCGTGAAAAGTCAGTGTAAGCACCGACAGTCTTTGGAGACATTGTGACTTGAGCCAGAGTTTGTTGGCTCTCAGTAGGTGCGCCAGACTCAGCAACCCAATAAGCAGTGGCCGCGCCAGATTGCTTAGGAATTGCCACATTGCCAACCAGACCATTGAGAACTGTTGCACCAGCACGTTGAACAACTGAACGATTGCGGAGCATCTCGATGAAAGATGCAGCCAAAAGATCAGTTGCAACCAAGTTGCCACCAGCAGATGCAGTGCCGACTGTCAAGTCACGTTTTGCATGGACAACTTCGTTTGGAACGAAAATGCCTTGAGCAGAGCGACCATAAGTCTTTTGAGCAGCATCAGAGACTTCACGCTCGAAAGCAGCATTTGCCCATGCGCGTTTGTCTTGGGGATTAGCCATCGCATTGATTGCGCGAACAAATGAGAATTGACGAACTTCCTTCTGTGTCAAACCGACTTCGGCTTGGATAGGAGCGTCATAAGCGCGACTTTCAGTCGCCACAGTTGCAGAGTTTTCCATTTTTCTTTCCTTTGGGGTTTCGGTTTCAGCGACTTGCGCTTCAACCAAAGTTTCGGTAATTTGTGATGTTTCCATCACCGCTTCAGAGGTTGTTTCAGTTTCCATGCTTCGACCCACACCGACTGACACATCGGCTGGAATTGAAACAATAGACACTTCAACTGGTCGCCAATTTGTTGCTCGATAAGTTTTGCCATCGTTCTCTTTTACCATCTTGGCAATTGAGTATCCAATGGAAACATTACCGCGAATCAAATCCGCGACATCTCCGTAAACCTCTGAAGCCAGTGCGCTCTTACCGAAACGCACTGTCGCCCGCAACTTGCGAGCCGAGCCATCGAGACTTACAGATTCGATTACACCAATTTGACGCTCAGGATCGTGATCCATAAGCAATGGTGCGCGACCAGAGTTTAAGAAACTCAAGTCGATTGATTGGGGATTGTGGTCGAGGACTTCCTCGCCATAAGAGCGACCGACTGGCATCTCAGAGGAAATCGACATCGACACCCTGCGATCATCAACGCTTTCCACTCGGGCTTCCATAGCGTCAGCGCGAGTCACTCGCTCACCAGACTTGCGATCTTCGGCAACATCAACGGACATTTCCATTGGTTGCTCAACTAGAGCGTTTTCTGCGCTTGACTCTAGGTCGATTTGTGCAGCAGTGGCCATTTGCTCAGTTTGTGCCTCGATGATTTCAGCAACATCTTCAGTGTCAACGTGAATTGAAACACTGACCATTGCTCTTTCTTCGTCACTCATAATTTTCCTTTCGGATGCTTCTTCAAACAGTATTGGCTCAAAGTCATGTGATTTTAACCACGCTTTTGCTTCTTGAGTAGTGAAGCGAGTTTTGTCAAACCGAATCGCTTGGAGTTCAGAGACTCCATCTTTGATCCCATAAATAAAATCAATTCCTTCACCGCCTTCATTATTTTTTCGCGCAAATGAGTCATATTGTTCAGGGTCTTTCAGCCTTGCAGCGTGTTCATTTGGATAAGGTCTTGCGTCATCTAATGACCGATCACTTTTGATCTTTTCATATTCACGCTCAGACCACGTTTTGCCAGCATCACCACCCCATAAAGCCCAAGCAATTCTGCCGTTTGATGGATAACCTTCCTCGCCAACTCTAAAGCCCTCAGCCTCTTTGTCAACCTCATGCCGAGCAAAGTAGCTGACCATTCTGCCAATTGTGTCGTCTGACAGATTCGCCCCATTCACAATGTCTCTGGCTCTGGCAATGCCAATCTCAGTGCCACCGCGACCAAACTCAGACCGCCAGTCAAGCCCCCTTTGGGCTTCCTCTTTCATGGCTTCATTCGCCACTGGCATTTGACACCTCAGCCTCAGTTGGAAGTTTGTCACCAAATGGCTCAAAAGCCAGTTTCAGACCATAGAAAGCAGCCAACTCTTTCTCAGCGTTAATTGCTGAGAAGGTTTCCTCGACATCCCGACCATATTGATTAGCCACATCTTGCATCGACAAAATGCCGTTTTTCATGCCGATGACAGCCGCATTCATCTCTTTCAATGGGTCAACCCACTGGAAGCCCCGCGCCCTGAATATGGCCGCATCTGCAAACTTGTCAAATCGAGTTGATGGGATGTTAATCACACCATTCTCCATTACCGACATTAAGAACTCTCTGAAAACTGGCTCAACAAAGTGCTGAATGAGAATGTCCTGAACCATTTTCCACTGGTCACGATCCTCAAGAGTGCCTTGCCTGATCGATGAATATGAGACACCTTCCAGATTGTTGGCCAAGGATGTGTAACTCACACCCAGACCTGAAGCGATACCGCGCAGAACCGCTTTCTCAAACTCAGCAAAAGCCCCTGTCGGATGGGTCGGATCGAACTGTTGGAAGTTCACGCCCTCTGGCAATTGGTGGAAAGTCCCAGGATCGGCTTGCATGATTGGCACGTTGTCAATCTTGTCATCAGCCGTGAAACCATCACCCTGTGGAGAGGTGAAAAAGCCCATTTTAGATGCACCAACCCGAGCCGCCACCAACTCGGCCTCTCGATAGCCGTTGAGCATTTTGAGGCTGGTTAAAACTGGCGCCATCCAAGGCACACCTCGGGTCTGCTGCGCTCGCTCACCAATAAAGCAGTGAATGATCCTGTCAGCAGGGACTCGAATTCTTGGCTCAGAGAATGTCTGGCTGTATGCGTCAAAAGGATGTCGAGTCAGCAAGTGATAAGCAACTGGTCGCCCAAACTGGTCGAGTTCCACACTCATGCGGATTCGATTTCCATTTGGGAGGTTGTCGTTATAGTTCTCGTCCAAATAATCTGGCTCAAGAAACTCAAGGGCAAAATCAAACTTGTTTGGATAGCGCACCTTGCGACACAAAACCTCGCCATCACGCACCAGAGACTCGACAAAGAATCTTTGAGCATCGACCCATGAATATTTGCCATCAACAGTGCAGACACCAAGCCTAGACCATTGAGCGAAAGCATTCTCGATCTGATCGTTGCCAATGTTATCCATTGAGCCATTGTCGTTTCTGGCTTTGATCTGGACAGTCACACCGCGCTCACCGACCACATTTGACTTGGCCAGATTGATGAATCGCTTGGCATATTCATTGTTTCGCGTTAAATCCCGAGAGCGATCCCGCAAGATTCTTATGGCTGGTCTGATTTCCTCGTCAGCAGATTTGGAGGATGAAATGAAGTCACTGAATAAGCGTCCAACATTCGCACCCGCATAACTGCGCTTTTTCAGAGGTTTCTTTCTGGAAAAGATGTCCATAATTCCCATTATCCGAACCTCACTTGAATTGTTGAACCAGTCGGTTTGCCTTTGGCAATATTCTCAGCAATCAATTCTTTTTGACGCTCACGCTTGTAATAATCCCGAGCGTCTGTCAATTCTCTGAATGACATCTTTGAAAGACTGCGACCAGCAATTGAGTAACTTGAAACATCTGAGTCAGCCCGACCAGACAAAATGCTTTCGATCTTGCCAATCATTATTTGAGCATGAGTTCTCAAATCAGCAGAAGTCAAATTCAAATCAGCGACAATTTCCCAATAACCCTTGTCCACAGTGACCCGAGCCGAGTCAGAGTTGCGCTCGATGTCCGCTTGCCAGACATAACTTCCCTTGATGAAAGCCGCGCTTGTTGCGTTGGTTATGGTGGCCAGATAAGCAGTCCCACTGGTTGTCGCAGTGATATTGATCTCATCGTTTCCACCGCCCTGAATTCGGGCTGTATATTTGAGAGTGTAAAGTGATGGAGGGTAATCATCCCCAAGATCGGTGCGTTTCCATTGGAAAAAACTACCAATCACAATGTTTTCAGGCTCAGTCGTTGGAGCGTTGCTTGAGTCGAAAAGGTTAGCCATCGGCCCCCCTAGTTTTACGGAATATAGCGCATTTTAACGCCAACCATTAACAAATGACGATTGTGGCTTTGCTCGACTGGTTGGTTTGGTTGTTTTAACAACCTCAGTCGCCTGTTTCCGCAATTCTGCCCTTTTTGCTAATGATGCCAGATTAACATTCAAAAGGGAAAGTGCTGCCATTGCATACACCCGAACATCGAGTGCTTCGTTTCGAGTCCGAGTCTTCACAAACTCTCGCCTTGCAAAGCCTTTGTGATACCGAGTCGCTATTTTCTCAGCCGTTAACTGTTTGAAATATTCATCCTCTCGCCCGAAAGGAAAGTGGCAATAACCCGCGCCAGCCTCCTGAATCTTGAATCGAGAGAATAAAAGCAGTTTGACAGTATCCACCCCAACTGGAAACAACTTGATCTTTCCAATGTTGTTCTTTGAAGGCTTGCCAACAATGGGCTTTCCCTCACCGCCAACACCCTTGATCGCAAATATGCGCTTTCCTTCTCTTGGGTGAACATATTTGTAAACTGCCTGAGTATTGTGGCCACCAGAGTCAATGCAAGTCGCTCTGACAATCATTTCCTCGCCTGACTCATGCTCATAAGTCTGAGCCAAGAATTCATCGAGGTCTTTCCAAATATGAGGTGCAGAAGGGTCGCCATAGAAGGTTTTGTAAGCAATAGACCAAGATTCCTCGTCAAGACCCCATCCGACCACCTCGGCCTCCAGTCGATCATCCTGAACGTCAACTCCCGCAGTCAAAAGCAAAACATCATCGGGAATTGCGTCCCATTCCTCAGCCCTGTTTGACAGTGAGTAGTCATCGACTTGCTCACCCTCCTCCTCCCAAGTCTCGCCAAGATAAGTATTGACCCAAACCCTCAGAGTTGCTGGTTGTTTCTTGGCCTCAAGGAAATCTTGAACCCCATCGCACAGAGGATTCCAAGGAGAGTAAAGTGCAGACAAGTGAAACCCTGCCACCTTGCCTGTTGGCTTGCTTGCAATCCAGCGACCTTTTTTGATTGACCTTGCTCTTTGAGCGTCATCCCAAAGTGAGCCACATTCCTCGCAAACATATTTTGCTGTCTCAGGCTTGTCAGTTTCCCACTTGACCTGACCCCATTTCAGGGTTTGCTCATGTTGGCAGTCTGGACAATGAATGTGAAATCTTCTCTGATCGCTTTCCTCATAAGCCGCCTCGATGCGACTTGCACCTTTGTTGGTCGGAGTGGAGACAAGCAAAATTTTTCGATTCCAAAAGGTTGTTGCCCTTTTCTTGGCCAAAGACACTGGATCACCCTCTGAGCCAGCCGAGACAGGATAGCGATCAACCTCGTCACAGAAAACCACCCTCACTGGCCTCGATGCCAGACTCGATGGAGAGTTTGCACCGCAAGCAGTCACATGGCCACCAGCAAAGACTTTGTGCAGTGTCGTGTTGCCAGAGTCCCTCGATCTTGGGTCTTTGACTAAGCCAGCCAGAATGGGTGTGTCTCTCAGCATTGGTGCAAGTCGGTCTTTGCTCCAAGTCTGAGCCATATCGAGAGTCGGCTGCACCACCAACATGGGGCTTGGGTCTTGAGAGATAAAGAATCCAACCGCATTATTTAGAATCTCAGTCTTACCCACCTGAGCCGAGGACATCATCACCACAGTCTCAATGCTGTGGTCAGATAGCGCATTCATCACGCCTCTTTGGTATTCAGCGCGAGAGGTGTTCCAGTTCCCCGCCTCAGCCGAGGACTCTGGACTCAATTTTCGATATTCATCAGCCCAATCCGAGATTGTGAGTTTAGTTGGTGGCTTCAGTCGATTCCAAATCTGCTTCTGAATCGCCTTCTGCAAACTCTCCCTCTGGATTGCTCTGACCGATTCCTCTAATTTCATTCAATGCCTCGTTTATTGAGTCCTCTAATATGGACTTTATTTCCTGAACATTCTCGGCTGTGTATATTTGCGCTGCACACTTACTAGGGATTGAGATCATTTTCGCCCTGAAGTTGGTTAATTGCTCACCAAAATCCTGAGCGACCTTATCAATCTCAACCAAAACCCCTTGCTCTTTCATCAATTCAAGTTCAGCCAGACCAGCCTCAGCCGCCATTTTTCTCCGCTTGGCTTCCTCTAAATCAATTGCGTCCTGATTGCCAATCAGATTCTCAACCTTCTTTTTCTCCATCCAAGCGACAACATCGCCTGTGATGAACTGTGAACCAAGTCTGCCCCTTCCACGCTTCAAAACAGGGAAGTCGTGAAGGTTTTGCATATCAGTGATCCACTTCTCAGAGCGACCAATGATCTCAGCAAGTTGCGTTTTGTTAACTATCAATTGTCATCCTTTGCCATGAAAACCGACAGTGTTAAATTCTGTCACTAGACGAAAGTCGCGGCGCGAATTACC